TGTCCTGCCTTTGTAAGTCTTAGTCGCCATTTGAGCAGCCTTTGCATTAGTAACTGCGTTGTTTACAAGTCCTGCTGTTGGTAGTCCTGTAACATTTGTCATAACCCCAGAAGCAGGTGTGCCTAAGGCTGGAGTTGTGAAAGAAGGAGAGACTAAAGGTGCTTTAAGAGCAAGTTGGTCAAAGAGTAATTTAGCTGAACCATATTGTGTGTCTGTTGAAGCACCTGATATAGTTGTAACTTTATTAGAAAGTAACTCTCTAGCATTTAATTGAGTTTGAATAGAGGATGTAGCATCCACAAAAGCCATAGTCGCAGCTGAAACTCCATTTGTTGATGATGGTGTAATTGCTCCAAGTATAAGTGTAATTGCTGGTGTTGTTGTTGCATTTGCAACTGAACCAGATATACCATTTGCTGTTACTACAGAGACAGATGTAACTGTACCAGAACCTGCAACTGTTGTCCATTCAACTGCAGTTGCTCCTGCATTTACAGTTAAAACTTGACTCGCTGACCCAATACCAAGTCGAGTTAGTACTGTTGCATTTCTAAATAAAATATCACCCTGTACGTAAGCAAGACCTGATAGGTTTTGCACAAATAATACTTCAGCACTTGTGAGTTGATTCCCGTAAATTGTGACAGGTATAATTGACATATATTTATATTTTTAGTGCTAGATCTGGAAATGTTTTATCCCAATGATCTTCTAATCTCTTTTTAACAGTCTCGTAGTCATTCATGTGAGTATAAAGTTCATCGACATACTTCTTGCATCGATATTCTGCCTGATTAGCCTCTGAAATTTTTAAGAGAACTTCTTTTTCTATTTTTGAAAGTTCTTCTTTTGCTTTTTGTAGTTCAAGAGATGAAGAGTTCAACATTTCTGAAATTTCAGATTTAACTTTATTTCTTTGTTCTTCTAATTGAAGAATATCAGACTGAAGTCCTGGTAGTAGTTTTACCAATTCATCAAGTCCTGACACATGTTTAACAATTTCAACCTTTTTTGCTTCGAAATCTTTATGTTCCTCCATTGCCTTAAAGACTCTAGAGTTTGCTAAAGAAAGATCCTTATTTGCGACCTTGATTAGGTCAGACAATCGTTTTAATTCTACGTCTGAGGTTTCCATCAATCTGGATATTTTACCTCGTTCTGCGATGATTCTGTCGCTTTCTTCCTTCAATAATATCGTTTTTTCGATAACATATTGATCGAATTCGACTTTTTTCTTATCAATGTCAATTAATTCAGATCTTACAGAATTTATAGATTTTAAGATAGTTGTTAAAGTCTCGGCTTCAACTACGCATTCGGCTTTGAGGCCAGCAAGTTCAGCTTCCTTATCTCTAATTTTTATATCTTGTTCATCCATAATTTTATACCCAACCTGTTATACATTTGACAGCAACAGTTCCAGTTGGAGTTCCTCCTGTTGATTTTACAGAAATTTTAATCTGATCACCCTTAATTGGTGTGACGATGAAAGTAACAACCTGAGTTGCTGCTAAACTAGCTCCTGTTATTGAATATACGTTTGGTGCAAGAGTTGTAGTTCCTCCAGATGCTGTGAGATTAACTTGTTGGCCAAAGGTAACACCTCCGTCAAGTGAAGATTCAACCAGGAATTCAAATGAAGTCTCATTGTTTTTTACAATCGTAACTTGAATACCGATTGCATTTGCCTCATCGATTCCAACCACAGTTCCTGCAACATAAGACGTTGTAGTTACTGCAGCAGCTCGAACAATATGTGGTGTTGATTTGTTTGGTAGAAACATAATAATTTTTATTTTAGTTTAGCTCCTCATCACTATCCAGTATGTGGATAGAGTGAAGAGCCAAAGGCTATTAAGCTGCTGCGAAGATACCAGACTGTGAAGTCATTCTCCATGAAGTACCATCACAAACTAATGTGATTGTGTCGCTGACAACTGCTGTACCTTGTGTATTAGTCAAAGTAGTACCGGTGATAGCTGCACCTGTGGCAGATGCTTTAGCTACGATGGTTCCACCTGTGACTGTAAAACCAGCAGTGACATTAGAGACTGTGAATGTATACCACAACCCATTAGCGGCTGTAGGTAGTGTCCATGATGGACTTCCACTGGTTGATCTATTGTTGAATGTCTGGCCATTTTGTGCAGCAGTCAAAACTACTGTTGCTCCTACTAAAGCACTGTTGGTGACTGTTCTCAATGGACCTGCTCCACTAGGTGCCGCACCAAATGCTGGTGCTTCTGTAAATGTAGATGCACCTGCAACTTCAAGTGTTTCTGAAAGTTTTAAACCTCCTAAGTTTGTTATTCCCATGATATTTTTATCCAATTAGTTAGTAAATCAGTCTCAACAAGTTTCGGATTTGAATAGAGTTCTTGGTTTGTTATGAATAATAGATGATACCCATTTTCCAAGATGCGAGAGTTCTTCTCAACATCCTGGGAATGGTTACCAATCTCTATTGCAATAAGTCCAATGAGAAAATCTACTTCTCTTCCTTCTATCTTTATTTTAGTCTGAAATTCAATATGGTTTCTTTTTAAGATCTCACCAAAGATTCTTTCAGGTTTAGTAAAGTGTTTTTTGTCAAGGTTTTTTCTCATTTCCTGTTGCTTATAGCTCGGAGAAAAGGGCTATAAATATGTTGGGGGAATTTATAAAGGAATTCCCAAAACCTTTTCAACTAAGCGTTAGCTCCAGTTGATCGAACGTGGTTTCTTGAATCATTGAAACCGTATGCGAAGTCCATACCTGCTGAATACTTCATTTCCTTGTTATCGTAATCGATAAACATAGGATCGAGTGTTAGAGGCATACCTTCCTTGTACTGTAGACCATACTTAGGGCCAACTTTTGAGCTATCGAATGCACCCCAAACTATATCAGAAGAGAAGTAAGGGTTAGCTACGATTGTAAATGCTGCATCAATTGATCCGTTTCGGTTTGCAGTTGTAGGATCTTCACCGCGAGCGATAGCTTTAAGAATTTCTTGAGCTTTCATGTGAACTGAAGAGTCCTTTTTTACAAGAACCTTGTCCAATGTAATATCTAGAATTTCTCCAACACCTCCTTTGATAGCCTGAGCTGTCTTAAGAGCTGCTTTCCATCCATCGTAATCGAAGTCCATGTTTACTGTAGTACCATCTGAAACAGTGTTGCTCCAGTTAGTACCTCCGTCTTCTCGTGTGTGTGCTGCAGATTGGAATGCTACACCGTCTCCTCCTACATTTGATACTGTATAAGAAAACTTACCAGTAGTCTCAGTATAAGAAGTTGATGTACCATTTACCCAAACGTTAGCAAGAACTTGTTCTCGGAATCGGATTGCATCATTCTTAAGTTCACGAACGATAGCTTCCAATCTTCGAGTCTGAATTCCGTATCTCCACATTGGTCGAGTAATTCTAAGCATACCGGAGAAGAAAGACTGTGTGTAAGTCTTGTCAAATCCTTGATATGGACTATCAGCTGGAATATTTCCGTTTTCGGGAATCTTTGAGAATGCACTGATAGAAGTCAAAGATGAATCTTTAGTGATATAGTCAGGAACTGATTCTGTGTAGTAGTACTCTTTGTGGTACTCTTTCAAATCGGCATCACTCTTAATCCAGATTTCCTGGATCGAAAGATCTGTCAAATCAGCTGCTGCATCTAAATCAAAGGGAACGTTTGTACTCATATGTGTATATTAGATTATGCTAATGCTTGGCCTACCTTCACGATATAGCCAAAAAGTTTCTTGTCTGCTGCAGCACCTACGACCCTAAGTGCTACGAATGTCGCGTTAACGTCTGTTGAGTGTGTTGCTGTGTTGTTCAAAGTAAGAGCATCTGTCCACAAGTGAGCTTTGTTAAGCTGGTTTGCGGCAGTGTTATTTGTACAATCTACAACAACATACATACCTAAATGAACTGGGTAAACTCGAATGTAAGTTGAAGTTCCTGTTGTGACAGTTTTCGTGTTAATACCTTCGAGATTTGTACCATCCCCTACAGTTGCTGTAACTTCCTTAACTGTACCAGCTGAAGTATCTCGATAAACGAGAGAACCTTCAGTGAATAGAGTAGAGTTCACAGCCAGTAACTCAATTGCTTCCACATTTGGAGAGCTTGAAACTACTTTAATTGCCATATGTTTGTAAAATTATTTTTTCTTGTCCTTATAAATGGCATTGATTTCTTTCAGTCGAGTTTCGATTTGATCTCTAGACAACCGAGGATATTTGGTTTGCAAACTCTCAATTGTTTCGGAACCATCTTCACTCTTCTGACTTCCACCGCCGAGACCTAATCTTTTCTTAAGATCAATCTCAGCTCTGGCTTTTGCCGCACCATCATCTCCTGGATTGAGTTCCTTATGGATCTTAGCCAATAGTTGACGATAACCAGATAGAGAATTAGGCGTCTTGTATAAATCAAATTGATCTTTTACTTTAGCCCATTCCTCATCCTTATCATATTTCGGATATGCTTTGAGGAATTCATCGACCGCTTGATTTTCAACATTTTTAAGAGAAGTATTGAAGATTTCTGCCTTTTGAGCATCCATCTCTGCCTTAGTAACAAAACCATTTTCTTTAGCCCAAGAGTCCAGTTTTTCCTGATCTTTTGGATTAAGTTTCACTTCTTTCTTCCTGTTGTCATCATCGTCGTCCTGCTTAAACTGTTTCGCATCTTCAAGATCTTTCGTTAATTGATCGATCTTTCTTGTTGCTTCATTCACAGCAGTCTTGGAAGCTTGTGACTCATCTCTGTAAGTCGCAATTCCTTTATTGAGATTTGTAATTTGTTCTTGCAAACCTTCAATTGTCGGTGTTTTATCACCTCCCTGGTTATTTTCTGTTGACATATTAGTATTTAACAACTTTTTATTTACGGGGAGAGCGACCTCCCGATGATACTAGTTTGCCCTTCCAGGTTTAAGGGCTGAATGAGAGAAGTGATATTATCCGAAGACGCCATCAAATCCCTCATTCAGACCTTAAGTGGAAAGCACTACGTATTGTAAATGTGCTTATAGATATAAATCTACTACACGATTAATAATTTAGACACTGTACAATTCTCAACTAATCACTAAAATCAACTCCTTCAAATGATTGACACCATATTTCGTAATCATGCATTTGTCGAATTTTTGCTGTTTTTTCCTGAATTAAATCTCCTTCTTTAGGTCCGAAGATATAGTTAGTGTTAAGAACTACATTTTTCATAACCTTCAATTTCTGTTTATTTCCATCTAGAATATCCATAACATATTCTTCTTCCATTAGGTCTCCGTATTCCTTAGTGAATAGAATCATATTTTCATCTGAAATGTCCCAAACTTCTTCGTTTGTTATTTCATTTGTCTTCTTCTTCATCTGGTTGCTATCATCTTTTGTGACATGCTTATCGAGCAATTCCATTCGGAATTTCTCATTTTCTGTTATTCGTTCAACTAGTACATTAATAAAACGAGTTCTCTCTCGGCTTTCAGAACCTTGAAGTGAAACCTCATTTAACCAACTAGCTAAACCAACTAAGTATTTGTTTTTTATTTTGAATGAATTCATATTGTTTGTGGCTGTTATCCTTTAATTTTAAACTCAGGAATTGGTTTACTGAGTTTAGTGTAATAACTAACAATGTATGCTCGAACTTTATTACAATGATCTCGTATTGCATCATATGACTGTGAACTACCAATAGATCTACTTCTTCGATCCTGTGGAATATAGTCTTCAAGTACTGGAGTCTTTCCATCTTCCTGGACTTTGTATTTACCTGTCTCTGAATTTATAACGGGTCGAGTTGATGGTGGCATATCAGATAATCGGTTCGGAACTACGACTGTAAATAAGAAACCAGGTCGATCTTCGAATGTTTGAAGTTCTACACCGAAGTCAATTCCCAATGTTTCCTCAACGATCTTAACGACTCGTGGGTCAAGATCTTCCTTCATTCTGTTAGCAACTTCAACATCTGCTGCCTTAGCATCATTCTTGAATTCACTACCATTCGGTCCTTCTACTTTAGTCAAACGACCATCGAGTTGTTCAACTTTACCTAAAACTGTTCCCATCATGTCTAAAACCTGTTGCATCTCTGACTTTGGTTTTGATTTAGATTCTCCATTTGGAGCAGGTTCACTTGTTGTCTCCTCGGATGGATTCTGTTCAGATTTTTCTTCTGAATGTAACTTATATAACTTCTCAAGATCATTAAGTTTAAGTGTCGGATTGAACTCTACTTTCTTTGATTTCAAAAAGTCAATTATATCTTTTCTTGTCATGTATTAAATATTAGTTTAATAATTCTATCTCCTTTTCTTTTTCGGGGGGTTTTTCTTCTGCAAATCCTTTGAGAGTAGCATCATATGTTTCCTTGATTTGATCAGGAAGATTGCTAATCTGATGTTCTCTCCAGAATTCTAATTCCTTCTCACTTTCGACCGGAGATTTCCCACTCAAAATTTGAGCCTTTGCTCTGACCATAGCCATAGCAACTTCATCTATTGGTAGTTCTATTCTCCTTGTAGCAAGACTTTTCTTTTTTTCCTCCTCGTCTATCCGAAAGGTCACTTCATATGGCATGTACACAATCTTTCTCTCATATCTAAGAGCAAGTTGTCGTCTTAGTTCTTCATTACCAATGAAGTAAATGAATCCGTAGAGGTCTAGATAGTTGAATTTCAACTTTGTTTCCTTCCCCTCTTCGTCTTTAACAGTCACCTCGACAAATGCACATTCCATTTCTTTTGTGACGTCTGTAGGGTTTTCAAGCCCATCTACATTTTGTTCATCCTTCTCTTGCCATATTGGTTGAAATTCTACTTTCCTTTCAGATAATAGTTCTGTTACTGACCAATTGGTTTTCTTTTCTTTATTCTCCATCTTCTTTATATTTAGATTTACCATGTATTCGACGCAGGAATTCTTTGATTCCCTGTTTCATTCCCTCTCTTCTCATATACTCAAGGGCAATACTTTCAGTTGTATTTGCAAGTATCGAACCTCCCATTTCTTCAACTATTCCTGTTGCGATATTATCAAAAACATCGAAGTAACCCTTGACGAGTTCTCGACATTTCGATGCTATTATTTTTTCTTCTATATTTTGTTTCTTCATGTGGCTCTTTAATGGTTAAGTTGCAAATGTCCCAGTGAATCCTCCTGGGTCTCCTTCTCCGACTTCATTCATGTTCACTGGAGGTTTAACTGGTGGAGTTTGTTCAAGTCCTGGTTCTGCATCAGTTGGAAGAACTTGTTCTTTTGCAGCCTCGTTTGGTTTAGGGGTTCCTGCAAGAAAATCTAACCACTCTTGGGGTAACCATTTCTTCGGATCTTTATTTGAAGACAATAGCACCTGTTTAACTGGTTTTGCTGCAATTTCTTTTGGTAATTGCAAAAGAGGAATAAGTAAGTTTGTCATTCGAAGTGTATCTGCTTTTTCTAATTCCTCACTTGTAACCAATAGTGATGAGATATCGACAGACATCCAACCTGTGAATGCAAGATATTCTGGTTTAATATGGAAGAATTCTTTTGAATCACTTTCAATAAATGTACCATCTTCACCTTGTTCGAGATTGAGCATTTGTCCTCGGTATTTCTTAGCATAAAATGTTTCGTTTCCAGGTTGTCCTTCATTCTCGATAAAGTAGAAGTCTGGATCTTGTCCAACTTCATCAAGATAAGCATTGATTGATTCTTCAGTTGCAAGATGCTCTACCTGGAAGTCAGAATATGTTTGTTGGATGAGAGCAATTCGATTTTGAAATTCCCAATCAAGACCATATTGAATTGCTTTAAGAGGGAGTCGAAGTCTCTTTAAACCTGCTTCTCGTTCAACACCAATTTGAAATGCTGTTGTTGAAGATGAAAGTGGTGCTGCTCCTTCAATTGCAGGAGTAATTCCAGTGTTTGCATCTTGTTGTCCCTGGAGCCATGCTATCTTTTCACCCCCATGTTGATTACCTGCTGGAATTTGTAGAAAATTAATATCCTTCGGATTCATTGTTCTCCGTAGAACTCCTGGTGTAATTTTAATATTTTCATCTTCAAAATCTTCTGTACCGCTGTAAAATCCCGGTGGACTGATCGTTAGTAGTAGTTGTCGTAATTCCATATTAAGAATACGATCAATCATTTCTTCATTATTCTCCATCTCCTCAACAACACCAATTCCATAAACTGTATCATCACCTCTTAAATGCCAAGGGAAATAAACGCAAGATAATCTCTTATTATTTTGAGGAAGAGGTTCAAATACAACCATTGTTCCATTCATTTCAATAATAAATTGATCAGCGTATTGATTTTCATAAAAAAATACCTCAGTCATTCCTGGTTTCTGTGCTTGTGGTGATGAACCTTGAGCTGAAGTTGTTTGGAATGTACTATTTCCTTCAATTGACTCTTGGGTATTTCCTCCAGATGAGACAAACTTCATATTTGGAAATTCACTTTCAGGGAAAGTATTTCGAAGATCATCAATGAACCATACCTCTCTCCACATCCAGTCTCGTGTTGAATAGAAATCTTCTGGTTTTGTTTGCTCATCAAGCCATGTATTAAAGTTGTTCATGTTAACATATGCAATATCATCCATCTTTACAACTTTTTTTGTAGTATATGCTCTATTACCTTTAGCATCAATAGACGTCAAAAATCTTGCATCGTGCAATAACTGTCGATTAAAGGTTCTACCTATTCCCCATCCTCTTTTTGCTGCATTAAAAATAGTTAGTTTTAACTGACCAAGTGAATTCGTATCTCTAAAAGATTTCTGTGCAAGTTGCTTAAGTAATTCTCTATTTGCAGTATATTTTGGATTGTCCTCTTCGAGTACGTATTTTGGGTTGTTGTCAATGAGTATTCCAAGAGCTGTCTGGATTTTTCCATATGCCCCATTGATTGCGAGAGGTTTATTGTTTGCATCAAGTTCTGATGGAGGTATATCTGCGAACTTTCTAAAATACATTTTGTCCATTCTGCGCATTTCTGCGTCGATATTTAAACCATACACGTTATTTCGTGACGACATCAATTGACTCTTTCGGTCTTTATATTGCTGATAAACTTTCTGTTCATCACCTTGAGGATTATAACCCTTAGCTGGTTTCTCTTTTGGAAGTGGCTTTAAATTCTCGTTTTTCTTTGCCATATAAAATCATCATACATCAAATTTCGTGATTTCACTGTACATTAACGTCTTAGACCAGAGTTCGGTCTATGTCGACCAGTAATTAAATTAACATGTCTTTGCTCACTAGTTTGTCCCTCGAAGTTTTTTGGTAAATTATGTTGCTTGATGTATTTATTAAGTTTCTCTTCTGCAATTGTTTTTGGCTTCTTTGATTTAGGAGTATGCCTGATACCTTGAACTGCAAGACCTAGTGCAATTACTAAGTCATCATGAGCAGACCCTTCGGCACCGAAACCCTGTCTTCCCTGTTCGTCTGTTTGAACGAAGACTCGTAGTTCTTTCATAGCCTCATAACTCCTTATTCGAATGTCTTCATGTCGTATAGCTTCTTCTAATACGTCAACGAGCATTGGTTTAGTTGTTCCTGTTGTACGCCACCCAAGTTGATATGTCGTTTCGTTTGTGACTTTATCAAATACTTCTCGTCGATAGATATTTGCGTATCTCCTCTTAATGCCATCAATTACACTTCGTCCATGATTATTCACTTCAATTACCAATAGAGCGTTATTGAACATTTTTCCAATATCGATTAATAGATCTCCAAGCATGTCAGGTGGAATATGGTTTGATCGATATTCAGCGGCTTGTTCTCCTGTGTGAGCATTCAATACTTCAATTGTAGAATAATCCCCACCCAATCCTTCAGCTACATCACAACCAATTACATATTTGAATCCTTTCATTGGCATTTCCCAGATCAATACATCTCCGAACTTTCTTTCAATCGGTCCGAGCAGTACGTGTTTATTTAGGTCAGAGATATGAAATACATTTCTACCTGACGCTATAAACGCTTCAGTTTCAGTTGTTGGGTATTCCTGCATAACATATTCCTTATGTCTACGAACTTTGTTTATATAAAAATTGAACTGTTCTTTGTCTAACTGGAATCTATGTCGAATATCTTTAATAGTGCCATATCTTACTGAAAGCTCTGCATATTCTGAATCTAACTCTTCTATTGTTTTATCTGTTTCATCTCGGTATTCCTCATTCCACATCCAATTGTAAAAATGTTTCTTAAATTCACTATTCGGATCTACCCATGTATCATAGAAATATCCTCCCATTCCATTTGCAGTTGATTCAAGTGTAACTCTACCTCCCTTTGGTACTGATTCTAATAGTCCAGTCATTTTCTCTTCTGCATTCGTGATAAAAGCAACTTCAGAAATATGCATGTTGTGGACAGTCTGACCTCGAGTATCTAACGCAACGAATATTTTACTATCCAATTGAGGAAAATATAATTCATTTCTATTATCAAATGAAACACGAGGTTTTAATGCCTCCGGTAGATTCTCATATCCTCTTTTTACTATTTCAAAAAGAGTCTGTACTGTTTTCTGTTCATGTGCAATAATAGCACTGTTAGTGTTCTTTGTAGAAATAGTTCTATCTAACATATCAAGGAGTCCATCAGTAGTGAAACCATGTTGTCGTGCTTTAAGAATAATATTCTTATGTACTTTGTTTGCGTTGTAATCTTCCTGGGGTAGATTGCATGTAAACGTAACCAATTTTTGGTCTTTCGTTTTAATCTTATATAGATGATTCTTCCTCCAAGACGGATCTTCGAGTAGTGTACGTGCTTCTTTTTCTGTAAGTTCTTGTGGCATTTTATTTTTGTTCCGGGTTGTGGAATCGAACCACATATCTTCTGATTATGAGCCAGACGGCTTACCATTTGCCTTTCCCGGGGAAAATGGCGATTTTAAAGTCTCGCCAAGACTTGGTTGTTTTTTGCTCTCCTAACTCTTTCAAGTAAGGAGATAACTTCATCAAGTGTCCTGTTTCTGAACACTCTATGCCAATCAATGTGAAGTTCTCCGTCAATTAAGAGGAGATTGCGGTAGTGGCTGTTGCCACCCCTAGAACGAGGCACAAGGTGATGTCTGTTACGCCAC